GTCATGACCACACCTAATTTCTCACGACAAAACGTAATTAAAAAGGCAAGATCAAAACCTTTTGCGTTGGTGGACAAACAACCGTCGTCTCCAAGTTTGTCGTTTACACAATCTCGAGTGAAACTGTCAACTCCCATGGAAATTTCTCTTTTAACGACAGAAATTCCTTTAAAATCAATCCAAGCAAGAAAAAGTATGATTTCCTGGATGATAGAGTTGATGTGGGCGGTGCAGAAAAGACCTGATGCCAAAGTTCCAAGAATCTGGAAAACAGAGTCTTTGTAACAGTAATGAGGTCTAATCAAAGCGGCGAGCCCTCTTGCGAAAAGAAGGCGAACCGGGTATCCACAAACAAGTGCGTCTTTTGTGTAAATTTGATCCACACAATGCAACAATATTATGGATGCGCAACGCAACACAGTCCACCAATGGCTTTTGTCGTAGCGTTTAAAGTCCCAGAACACGTGGTGAGAAAATCGAATGTGTTTTTGGTAAATTTTTCGCCACTGAGCTGATCTACAATCAACACCGATAATAAAACCAGTGAGGAGGTAGTTTTCTTGCAAGAATTTCATGGGTAGAAGAAAAATTCTACGCATCAGCTCGTTGTAAACTGCTGGAATGGCAGCAAAAGTTCGAATCGTTTTCCCAGGCTTCTTGACTTCGTCTTTAAAGTTGATGTCAAAGATGATCCCGGGATTCTTTCCAGCCATTAAAGAGTCAGCGATAAACTGCACACTCTCTCTACCTACCGGAGTGTACATCAAAGCTTCGTCAGGATTGCCCATCAAAAGATGGACTGTTTTTGGGCCTCGTAAAGGCAAACCGGCCCCAGTGTTTTGCTTTACTTTGTCTATGTAACGACAACCGTTGATTCCGTTCAATGAATGAGTTTCGTCAAGAGGACTCATCTTCTCAAACTTCTTAAGAATTCTACGGTAACGTGCTCCGATGACTTCTGCGGCAAAATCAAGAGGCTGATCCTTGTAGTGGGCCATGTTTCCCCACAATTCTTCGTGAGCGGCGCGCACAGGAGTAGAACGCACCCCGTCTACAATGGTCTCTTCCCAAATAGGTGGTTGTTTCTCGGACATCGGAAGTTTACCTTGCAGAGCAGAGGGTTCGATCCGGGATTTCCACTTACCACCAACGGAGTAAGAAATGGTGCCAACAGGCACAACGTGGGGGGGGAGAGAATTGTTCTCAATGTGCCAACGCAAGCAAGAACTTCGGTGAAAAACTTCAGTTCCTTTTTGCGCGTATGACTGATGCTTGAAATTGGGGCACTGTTTAAGGCCGTTGTTTTTGAAATCTTGCTGTAAAGGAAGATCCAAAACCTTAACGGAAGCACCGAACGAAGAAAAGGTCTCCCAGGAAAAAGGAGCCGACATGACCATGGATCCAGCTCCCGCTATGTGCATGGAAACTATAACTGGAGTAGAACGGTTGATAAACGTGTAGTAAATCGAACCGCAATCTCCAAGCAAAGTCGGTTTTCCCTCTCCAACTAGACCGGTAACGACGTCGTTCGATCGATCCACGTTAGCCATTCCAGGTTTTAGGGAGTACTGATTTCCGTTGCTCGAACTAAGGGAAATCAAAGAAGTCTTTTCAAACAAAGACCACCTCGGAATCTTAAAGGGAATGAGATAACCGATGTCTTTCTTCTGGAAACCACTCACTTGAACGAGCACAAGCTCGTTAGAAGAATCACGAGAAAGTACAGACCACGCAGTGGACTTGATGGTGCGCGTGATACCGTTGTCAACAATGATAATCTCACCAGAATGAACTGAGTTCTCTTTGTGATCTTCAAAAATGTGTCGAACGGTAACCAACATGTGACTGTTGATAAAAAGACCGAAAGTCCAATGCAAAGCGGAAATTTTAACCAAGTTTCCTTGGATTTTCCTAACAAAGTCCTTACAGGTCAAAGATTGATTTTTAGGGTGAATGGAATACTGATCTCTTTCACCTTCCAACCAAACGTTAGCTTTAGTGTCAACGTCTAGTTTTTGAAGGTAAGAGACAGTTTTCTGCAAGTGGTCCCCCTGAGAAATCAATTGAGGAGTGTGTTCCTTTTTGAGTTTGATTCGATCGACGCCAGAAAGAGCGTA